TGCTCTGTTCTTCTGCCATTCGTTTTCCCTCCTTAGCCATTCTTGAAGCGTCTGCTGTTCGGTTCTTCCCTCTACTAGTTCAGCCTCATACGTGAGCTTGTAGCCGTTCTTCTTGTCCTCAACCCTGTTTACCAGTTTCATGATGCCTCGTACCTCTTTGTTCTCCGGGTACCTGGTAAGCATTGCGGTGCGCATCTTTGTGACCTTCTCCTGTTCGATATTGTCCAGGAGTGTATCTACAAAATCTCTGTTCTGCGCCAGCATATAACACAGCCTGCCGAGGCGGTATGTCTTGTGTGGCACCTTCATCACGTACCAAACGAATACGCTGTCTGCCGCCATCTTCGAGATGCCGAATACCCCAGCCACATAGCCATCAATCAGCAATGCCCTGTTGAACGTCGCCGATGAACCGACAAAATTGTGAGTCCATAACTCTCTGTAATACTGAGCCTCTGCTGACTTAATCGGGATAACCTGTACCTTGCTATCTTCCCGGATCACATAATCTCTCGGAAGCATACTGCAGTCTAACGGCTGTAACTTACTCTCTGCCGGGCGCTTTATCTTCTTGCCGTTTGCCAGGGCGGTTGCCTCTTCCTCCCGGTTCGTAGTGATGTAAGCATTCAAATCTGCTCTCGTGCCGGAGCGGGCGTATATCGTATATCCTACGGCTTCGCCTACTCTCTTCTCCTGGTAGCAGATAACCAACGCCTTCGCATCCATGCAGAGGTCGTAAAACTGCTGGTGTCCTGTCTCCGGGTCAAATAGTTCATACGGCGGTTCCTTCCAGGTCATCTTGCCCTGTGTGTCGTAGAACTTCTCATATCCGGAGAAGTAGGTCGGTGGGTTTGCAATAACCAAAGCGTGCGGATCGTCCAACACCTCTTTCAGATGCTCCCACATATCCAATGGTCTGTAGCTCATGCCACCGAGCAGGTTCTTGATTACCTCTATCTGCCGATTGATACTCTCGATGTGTTCCTCTCGTCTGAGGCGTAGGTCTGTGAGTATCTGATAGAAATAATCATTACCCGCATTTTTCGAGGTTCTGAGGTACAACTGCGCATACAATGCTGTTGCCGGGTCAAGAAGCTCTTCGTCACTAAAGCCTTGTGCATGGATTTCCAGTGACTCTAATGACTGGCCGGTAATCGCATATCCGAGGACTGTTGACATCATATTGACGTCGCTGGTCTCGATCTGCTCCGGCTTAAACCCATTCTGTACTGCCAGGTTCGCCATTGCAAAGGTGCCGGCGCACGGCTCAACGAACCTTGTATATCCGGACTTTGCTGCAGTCTCTATCAGAGTAACAAGAAACTTCTGCTCCGACGGACCTAAGCACCCCAGGAACATTGCTCCCGGATCCATAAAAAATGCCATATCCTTGTCTCCTTCCCTAAAAATTGTTCAATATATACAAAAAGCCGAGGCGGTTCCCTGGTACTGACCCGGGGATTTTTGATACCTGCCTCAGCATATTGCACAAAAAAGACCTCAGACCCGAAGGACACTGAGGTACGTTCCGTGATAACAAATAAGGCACCGTACCCTTTCGGATGCGATGCCGTTGTTTTTGGACCGGAACCCTGCGATGAACAGGACCTTAACTATGGAATAGCCACGTGCTACTTACACCAGTTCCGGATGTTATGATTAAATCCCTGCCAAACCAAACAAACTCAGTTGCTCGTAACCAGGTTCTTCCTTCCTGGTTTCGACTACCTTCTTGACAGGTTCCTTGCTTTCTTTCTTAGCTGCAGGCTTCTTGACCTTCGGCTCTGACGGATCGTATAACTCCTCAATCAGTTCTCCGGTCTGTTCCGCCCACCATTCAGCGAATACGGTTCTGTGGCACCAGTCTCCTGGAACTCTCACATCTTCGTAGCAGAGAAGCACAAGTTCTTTCCCTTCTGCCCTTGCCTCCGCATTCATCTTCTCGACCATATCGATGATTCTGTCTGTGCCGATACCTTCCAACTTCTCGTAATATGCAGGCTTGAATCTGTCAAGCTCCATATTTAGCATATAGCCTTTCGGTGCCAACGAGTAGCACTGCTTTCTCAGCGTGTACCCCAGCGGAAACTTCGGTGTTCCGATGCTTATTCCTACCGGGTAATACTTACCGCTCTGTAACTCCTTATTGCTATACCTGCTAATCCAAATTGCCATCTCAATCACTCCTTTTATGCTGGTTGTTTATAGTTTAATTATACTATACAGACCTGCCTAAGTACACTGAAATAGCCTTATTTAACCGATTGTTCATATTTCCTCTTCGGCTAACTGGCAGGGATTTCGCCCTGCCGTGCCTGCCGTTGGGAAGAAATACAACTGGCTATTTTTAGGGGTGACATTTGGGTTATCGGCTAATTAGCATATTACCACTTGGTAATTCTTTATGCAACCTACTCATTTTCTACCAGGTTGTTTTACAGCCACAGGGAGCGTTTAGAAATCCGCACCCAGTAAGTAAATAGCCACAATGCCACATGCTATTCCTATGTCCTTGTAGACGGTCTTATCGCTTATGTTTTCTACTTCCGAAATCTCCTGCACCGTATAAGGTTTTTCGTCCAGGTACATCATGCTTAACTCTCTGTAACGGCGCTTCGCCTCTTCGCTTCCGCTCTTTTCACACTCCTCACGGTACATTTCGGTCGCTTTTTCTATCCGGAACACACAGTATAAATCCTCTTCACGCTTGCGCTCCGTATCTTTGATTGTCCTCTCGGACTTTCCTGCTATCTCTCTTGTGTTTCCCATAAGGTCCTCAATGAACTTCCATCTCAGTTCTGCCTGCTCCTCCGGAGTGAACTGCTCTCCATCCGATAATGTCGCCTTGATTCTTCTGTACGAGCTGAGCAGTTTCTTTGTCTTTCTGACTTTGCTATCTTCCTTCTTTCTCCTACGCTCTTCCTTCTTCTGCTCTTCCTTGTATGCCCTTACACCTTCCTTGGCACCGATAGCAGCTATTTGGTTGATCTGTTCCTGCGTTAGTGGGAAGATTGCTTCGCCCTTTGCCTTCTCCTTATTCTCCGTTGCCATAATGTCGCCTCCTTGACTTTTCTCGCATTTGCGAGTATAATATTCTCAGTCACGAGTCGTTCCTATCAAAGGGGCGGCTTTTCTTTTTCTCAACGGTTTCTTGCCTTGCAGGTGGCAAAGTGTGATATGTAGCCAAAGCCTTCTGCGCTCTCGGATGATACCTTATCAGCACATACGACCTCGCCTTCCGGCGTAACTATCTTCTCCCTTGCCTTCACTCCTGCTCCCGGCCTGCGGTAGCTGATCATCGTAGGGTCTACCGGCATATTCTTTCCAGCCTTTGTCTTAACCCACATAATATGACACCCGCAGTTCCTGCAAGTCCCGAACGGATCATGGGACCTCATGGGATTTTATCACTCCTTTCTTACATCACATTCCATTATTGCTCTCCTATATTCCAAACACTATCAAAGCTACTATTCCCGCTATAAACATGATCGGTGCCAGGACGATAAACAGTATTGCTCCTACCGTTCCTATAAACTCGCCTACCCTTGTTTCGTCGCAGGTATCTATACCGCCACATATGAAATACTGGCCTTCGCCCGTTTCCGGATCAATTACTCTATCGCAACACTTTCCATTGCATCCATACATTTGTTGCCGCCTCTTTACCGCTTCCTCTTCGGTCTCTTTGTGCCTTCGCACCTATTTCACCCCCCCCCGCTCAATTTTCTTCAATTCTTCAATGCTGATGATTCTGCAGTCCGGGAGCATGATGTTCGCATCTCCCAAGTTGACTGCAGTACCTTCAATTCTCATTTTTGGATAGCTCACCAGCACCGAGCATTCCTGCGCTATTCTATATGCGTTATCTGAGATAATCTTCCGGACTCTCTTCTGATCTGCTACTGAGGTTCGCTTACCGTTGACCGGTATCTTCCGGAACTCAGTCTGCATCTCAGTCTCTCCTTTGTATATCCGCTCATACACATATAAGAAACCTCTTGCCATATCGCTTATCCTTTCTCTTTGCCCGCTACAATCTTTGCCTTTTCTCCGGTATCTTTGATCTCAAACATCACGCCAGGCCTCAAATATGCGATTGCTACCGGATGCCCGAAGAAATCCTTTGCAGCTCTTCTCAGCTTTTTCTCATACTTTGCCATCTTCTTTGCAGCGCGCGCTCTTACCCATTCTCTCGCAAATTTCATCTGCTCCATATCACTCTCCTGTGTATTCATTCTGCCTCCTTACTTTCTGTTCGGTTTCTTAATTCTCTCAATCTCCTGCAGGGAAGGTTTGCCTACGCACTTCTCCATACCAGCCGCCAGTTCCTTTGCTCCTGGGTTGTTCTTCTCGACTTCATCTGCCAGGTGGCGCAGGACTAAAACTATCAGTCCCGCGTCGTTCTTGGCGTATGGAGATATGCTGTCGATAACCCTCTCTGAGTAATACTGCAGACCGTGGCTCACCAGGTTCATTGCCTGCTTGGTCTTGCCCTTTGCAATCAATTCATTGCCTCTGTCTACATAACTGCTCACTCTTGGTTTCATCAGTCCCATATCTACTCCTCCGGATCTTCGTAATCGTAACCTTCTGTGTCTGCATCGCCCAGGATGTCGTCTGTAATATCCTCCGGTTCTTCCTCGTTAGGTTCCTCGGCCGGTGTATCTTCCGTCTCTCCGTTGTTCTCTTCTAACGGCGTTTCTTCTGCAGGTTGGGTGTCTGTTTTCTCGGTCTCCGCAGGCTTCTCTTCATCTGCCGGTCCAGGTAACGCCGGTCTTACATCTGCATCGATGTATGTACCGTCGATAATATCCTCATTGCCTTCGCCTTCCTGCTTCTGACCCTGCATAAAGTCTGAGTCAAAAATCGTTCTCTGCTGTGTGTTTGCGATCGGCTGTAATACATAGCAGCCAGTCTCTTCATCCATAACCATCTCCATCTCGTTATTGAGATTTCCACCTTTCTCGTCGGTAATCTTTACTGCAGATGTGACCTTGTGCTTGAACTGCGGCTTGCTGATCTCACGGGATTCTCCCTTGATATTCGGGTCATAGTTCGGGATAAACTCCTTTACCATGGTAACGTCAATCTTGATTGTCATGCTTCCTTCGTTGGACTGCTTCTCAATCATGTTTCCAAGAAGTCTCTGCAGGACAAAATTCATATCGTGCTTCATATTCTCGAAGGTATCGCTGTCGAAATCCAATTTCTTGTCAAAATCATTCATCACTTACTCTCCTTTGCAATCTTGCCGTATTTGATATTGTTCTCATTCATAAAAGCAATCAGTTTCCCCAGCTGCTCCTTAGTTCCGTCTGCAAAGAAACGTACTCTGTACTTCTTTTCCTGCTCAGGTTCTTCTTTTGGTGCAAACGGATCAACCACCTGCGCTGCTGGTGCCGCCTGCGTTTCTCCGGCTACTGCCTGGGCGAATGCCGATTTTTCAATAGACTCAATCACCTTACCCATTTCAGACTGAGGTTCTGTCTGTTCGACTTCTGCGGCGGCTTCCTGTGCTTTCTTAGCTTCTGCCGCTTTACGCTCCGCTTCTTCTGCCTCACGCTTTGCCTGCTCCTCAGCTTCTTTCTGCTTGCGGATTTCTTCCTGGCGTTTTCTCTCGGCCTCTTCCTCAGCCTTACGGCGCTTGTCCGCTTCCAGTTTTTCTTCCAGGTCTGCCAGCCTCTTGTTCTCTGCCAGGGCCTTGCTGAGGTCCAGGGTCTTGATATACACATCCTTCGCATTCAGCTTATACTTACTATCCAGGCTGTCGATAGTCTCCAAATCTGTCTTAACCGTGTCGATCTTGTCCACGATTTCCTTCTGTGCGGTTGCCAGCTTATATGTCTGATTAAGGTAACGGCTGTCGAAAATCTTTTCAAACGGCAATACCTCGGTCAAATCTCCGATATTTTCATCGTAGGTAGCCTTGATAGCCGCTTTCTTTTCTTTCTTCTGTTTCTCCTCGAACGCCTTTACCTGCTGGTCGATCAGTGCGACCGGCTCATTGATAAGTGCCGTGATTTCCTTTAACTCTGCCTCGAACACTGCATAAGGCTCATTGATGATGTTCTTTACCTGCTTTCTTCTCTCCTCAATAGCCTTAATGAGCTTGTTCAGCTCGGCCCTGTCATTCTTCGCCGCCTTAATGTTTTCCTCTGTGTAAACCACATTCTCGTAACCAGCAATCTTGGCTCTTACTGCAGCCTCCAACTCTTCCTTGTTCCACTGAATGCGTCTGAGAAAACCATCCTCTGTCGGGTTAATCAGTCTGAACTCCATTTTCCCTGCCGGTACTACCGCTGTCTCAACAACTTCTGCTTCCACTGTTTCAGTTTTCTTTCTTCCTGCCATTGTCTACCTCCTAAATTTGATCCGGTCCTATGACCTTTATCATCACATCAACCCTCGGCGTTTCTGAGTAAAATTTCCTTACCTGTGCATCCACGACTGCCGAATCATCGTGGTACGCTACCAGGTTTAGACTGTCGCAAACAATCTTACCGATATTATCCCAGTCCGGCTTCTTGGTTGGTCTGATCCTGTGTTGCAACATTTCCCTGCGCTTCTTCTTGCTGGTGGACTTCGGAATTTCGTAATATGCAATTATCCTTACATCCAGCATTGCCCCTTCCGGAAACATCTTTCCTTTGGCTGCTTCGTTGTAAAACAGCTTCACCAGGTTTTCATAACTGGTGGTCTCTTTCGGGGTGTACGTCTTAACATACGCCCCAGCTCTTGAAAACTTCGGTCTCTGTTTCCCGAATGGCTGTCCTGGTATTGTGAAACGAATCTGCTTCATATCTTCATCCACTTTCTGCCTCCTATGCCTTGTCGCCAATCTCGGCCGACATCTTATCCGTCACCTTCTTGGCTGTCACCTTCGTTTTTCCGCTTGTTGCTTTGTAGAGTTCTGCCTTATCTGTGCCTTCCTCCACATACACCTTCAAGTAGTAATCTAACTGCTTTCCGGTCTCTGTCTTTTTTCTCTTTCCTGGCCCGACGGTATAACCGTTCTCGTGCAGGATTGCCGTAACCGTCTTGCGATCTTCCAGCTTGTCAATGCTGATTTCTGCCACCTTAATCAATCCCATGCTGTCATTCCTCCATTAAATTCTTCATGGCATCGAACCTCTTCGACGCCGCCTTTTCTCTCCAACTTCTGCCTGCAAACCTTACCGGAAAGCACATCTCAAATATTCTGTCATAGATACGTCTGTATCGGATGTCCTCTGACTCCTGCATATCCTTCAATGTCATATTCGTAGTGAGGATCAACGGCTTTCCGGATAAATACCTGCTGTCGATGATGTTGTACACCTTCTCTAACGCATAATCGGTACTTCTCTCTGCTCCCAGGTCGTCGATAATCAACAGCTTTGCCGCATTCAGTCCCGCCATTATTCTTTCTTCCTCGTCGGGGTTGCCCTGGATGTTCTGCAGTATCTTCACGAACGATGTCATAACCACCGGGATCATCTGATTCAGCAACTCATTCGCAATGCAGGCGGCCGTGTAACTCTTCCCGGTTCCGACCGTCCCCCAAAACAACAATCCTTGGCGTTTCTCATACATTTCGTCAAACCTTTTCACGTAATTGCCTGCGAGGTTGTAGATTTTCTGATTGTCTCCGTCCACCTGGTATCCGTCCAGCCTTGCCGCTTTCAGCTTGGCGTCCATAAGGCTGCTGGCTTTCAATCTTTCCAAACGCTGCATTTCCTGTCTCTTCTTTTCTTCCTCTTCCTTGCGTTTGTTCTCCTCAACCTTGCACTTACAGATACATGGAACAATTATCTCCCTGCCGCCGGTAAAATCCGACGCTGGCAACCTGGTCTGCTTTTTGGTTCTGCAGACTCCGCAGTAAAGCAGTCCGTCTTTGCCGATGTAGTCGCCCTCATTCTGCTCTGTCTCGAATGCTTCTGCAGGTAAAACCTTCTGCAAATCCAAATTCATCGTCACTCACTCCTTCCGAACGGATTCTCGTTGTCGTCGTACTCTGCTTCGCTCTGTGCCGGCTTGTCCTTTGGCAGATAGTCCAGGAACGGCGTTAACTCTCCCAAGAATGTCTTGCCATGCTTTATGTACATTGTCTCTGTTCTCTGCTTCTTGCACTGTGCCGCATAGTTCTTTACTGCTTCATACAACTGCTCGTGGGAGAAGCCATCTTCCAGGCGTGCCTTATACTTCTTGTATGCCTGCCCTTTATCAACCTTCCTCGGGTATACCTCCCACAGTTCCTCAAAATCCGTGGTGTAATTACCAATCGCCTTATTTGACTTCTGTTCTGCAGGCAGTACCGGTTCTTTCGGTTCCGGAAGTTCCGGCGTTTCTGTGCTTTCTCCTGCCAGTGCTTCCTTCTCAGCCTTCATGCGGTTGTAATATTCTCTCTGCCTGTCAGCCTCACTGGACGACTGGCCGATGAAGTTCTGAATATCCATCATGTAGATTGCTCCGTTATCGAGCATCTCGATTAAATCCAGCTTCTTGAATACATCCAATGCTTTCTCGACGGTGCCTACCTGGTGCCCTGTCAAAGTTGCCAGGATTTCCGGCGTGTACGGAATCACATTTCTATACATCAACCTGCCGGAATTGCTCAGGCTTTTCAGATATAGTTTCAGCAGGATATTACTGTATAAATATCCGTCCTTCATGCTCTCTAAAATCTTCATCTCGTCCGTGTCGAAAAAGTCCTCTTTCAGCTTTAGGTAGTAATATTTTCTGTTGTCTGCCATTCAGTCACCGCCTATCTCCTTAAATGCCTGCTGTCAAGTCCATAATCGAGATCGGCTTCTTTAACACTCTGTTGTGTCTGCAGCAATCGCACAATTCGCATCTATCCGGTTCAACCTCTCCATTCTTAACTCTGAGGATTCTCGGCATATTCATCTCTACCATGTGCAATGCCTCCTGCAGATAGTTGTCAGTTACGTGTATAATGCGGATGTCCGGCTCAGGCTTTTCTTTTGTTGCTCCCGCAATAAAAAACGGTAATTTCTCGCCGGTATTCTGTCTCACGATTTCCTGGTAGACCGCACCCTGGATGTCGTAACCCCAGTAGCGAACAAAATCAAGGTAGCCAATATCCTTTACCCATTCCAGTTTCGTTATAGATGCCATAACCTTCAAATCAACGATAGCCACTCCCGGAATGTATGAGTCCATCTTAATCTTCCACTTTGTCCCGAACAGCTCTCCTGTCATAATGACCTGCTTCTGACCGCTCATATACTTCATGAAGTATTTGTCTCTCTCGATTCGTGCGATGATGTTTTCCGCCTGCTTATAGTCCGACTTCAAATCGCCCTTCTGAGTGAAGATTTCTTTATTGTCCTTTTTGAACTGTTCCAGGCTTCCCTCAAAATAGCTATCTACATAACTTCCTACCAGCAGCGCCGTAGTCTTTTCATCTTCCCAATTCCCGTTGAGCTTTTCCATTGCGTGAAACTCACAAGGCAACTTGCCGTAGGTTCCGGCAAAATCCTTATACCCCGATACGCTCATGTACTCCCGGTTAGCCTCCTGGCTATAATAATTTTCTGATGTCAGCTGCATTCTTCTTCCTCCTATTCAACCTCTTCCAAATCTAAGCCGCCGATCTGCTGTTCCTCTTCTTTCTGCTCTATATTACTGAACGGGTCCTGTGCCTCTACGATATCCGGCTGGTTGTCGCCGTAACTTCCTTCGCCGTCCTCGTCGTAAACCTTCTGATCGTCCTGGATTGCTCTCTGCATATCCACTGACAAAATACCCCACTTGCTGAGCAGCATCTTAATAACCGTCTTTAACGCCATTGCCTCGAAATCTGTCGTCCACTTACTGCCCTTCTTGTTGTTTTCCAGGTCATATCTGTATGCTGTTGAATACTTGCGGGCGTGGTTCTCGACCTCTGCTGTTGTCATAAACAACTCTTTTCTGAAACCGGTCAATAACTTAAACCAGGCATAGTAACCAGCGATGTTCTCTGATTTTCCTTCGGCTCTCTGCGTACACTTCGAGAAGTCCGTCACAAATTCAACTTCTCCGGTAATCGGATTGTATGAAACCAGCTCGTCCTTGTAGACAACCGAGCAATTCATCTTTTCGTAATATCCGGAGCGGATCGCCAGCTGGATAAATCCTTTGTACATCATCTGAAACTGTGCTTCCGGATGTTTCTCCCACTGTCTCGTCTGTGGATTGTGTTTATTGTTGTTGTAGGGCACAATTGCCGCAAACCCTAAATTACTGTCAATCGGTAAATCGTAGGTTGCTGCCACAAACGCTGCACTCATGATTGTTGTTGCCGGGCATTTCTTTAACTGTGCTGATCCAGCAACCACATTCGTAATGGATGCCAAAAACTGCGGTGCTTTCTGCCCTAAGACTTCCGTAAATTTCTTCTTTACTGCATCCTGGGAAATCATGCTCTTAACCTGCGCTGCTACGCTTAACTGCGTTCCCTGCTGTGTTGCCACTGCATTCTGTTCTGCCATACTACCTTTCCTCCTTTTCTGCTTCCGTGAGACTTTCGCCACACAACTTTAATATTTCTTCTGCGCTCATATCATCCACGCATTCTTCACAAATCTTCCCTTCCGGAGAGTCCCAAAACTTATCTCCTGCCAGGATTCCATACCCGCATTTCACACATTCGTGAACCGGTACCGGCTCCGGTGCGTTCGGGCATCTTGGATGGCAGGGGTTCATACCGCATTCTGCACACATATTCCTTCTGCCTCCAATCTTCTCAAAAACGTCGTAGCGTTTACCGAGCATCTGAACAGATAGTTCTTAACCTCGTCCTTGAATAACAACGGCAGGTATTCCTCTCTGTTCTCAATCTTGCTTATATCCATCTTCCGGTTGCACAACCATAAGATTTGCTCAGCCTCTTCATCTGAGATGTGAATTTCTTTCTCTCTGTACTCGTCTACGATTTTCTGCAGCTCTTCGCTCATAGGCTTTCTCCTCTCTCCATTCTTCGATGAAGTCCGGCAGGTACATTCTCGCCTCATTTACGAAATATCCGACGATCAACACCACTGGTAAAACCAGCCACTCACCGCCGTAGGCTTTATAACCTCTCTCGATGTACGCTGCTTCAACCGATACTTTTGTGAGGACCAGTCCCAGGCTTACCCAAAACCAATACAGTCTCACAAATCTTCTGACTTTCTTTCTAAATTTTCTCATACCGCCTGTTCCTTTCACTTATAGAAGTAATGTTTGCCGTACTTGAAAAGAAATTCCAAATTCTCGCTATGCCACTTACTGTCGCTCTTGCTCTCAAAATACAAAGCATCCTGGCTTTCATTCCAATGGTCTACCTGGATCAGCTTCAATGCTTCGTAGCACTCTTCATCCGGCTCTACTGCGTCGTATCTTCCGTTTGCTACTGGACTGAACTGGTTCTTCTGAAAAATCACTTCCTCGATTGTGTCCGGGAACTCATCGCTCCAAACTCTGTTGAGGACTACCAGCATAACCAGTGCCTTTCCTTTCACGCCTTCACTCTCAGCTTCGGCCATTGCTATCTTGCATAGCAGGTAAGAATCGTCCTTGTCCCAATCCATACTTGCAATCAACGGTTCTTCTGTCTCAACTGCCTTTGCTGTCTCCGTTGGCTGTGTTGTCTCTTCAACCTCCGGCATATACGTCGTCTCTGTCACTTCCTCTGTGGCTATGTAGACCGGCCGGCTTTTTTCTTTCTCCTGCCCGAGCGTTTCTGAAATGCCACTTACTGCAAAACAGGCAGCTCCGACCATCGTTGCCATTCTTGCCGCAAACAATATTCTTCGCTTACTTGCTTTCTTCAATTCTGAACTCCTTTCCGGCGTTGCTCCGGCTTACTTGCCGTTCAAATACTTCTCTCCGGCAATTTTCATTTCGCTTATTACCTCTGCCATCTTTTCGAGCTGCCCGATGATTTTTTCCAAGGCTGGTAATTCATCCTTTGTGATTTTTCCATCTGCAGTTATCTCGATCAGACTGTCCCGCATATTCTTCAATGAATCCTCATTGAAGTTCTGCAAAAGCCTTAATGCAATTCCTTCTAAACTTTTCTCTTCGGTTGCCAGTGGTAGGAATCCGTGTACCGGGCATTCTCGCATACAGTACCCAGTAATCAATTCCGGGGCGTTGTAGAGGTCAGCCATAAGCACCACCTTGTCCACTGGGACAACCTTCGTATTGCCAAGCTCGTAATCTGCCAATGTTGAAACCGATATTCCCAACAGTTCTGCAGCTCCTTCACGGCTCCATAGCCTCTCGTTGTACGTTGCCGCCTTTTTCCTGGCCTGGAAATACATATTTGTGTTCTCGTTTGTAGGGCCTCTTCCCATTTCTTGTTACCTACCCTTCCGCTATAATTTACTTATCAGCTGGAACAGCGACCAGGTTGATTCCGAGCAGGTTATTCACCCCGCTTACGATTGCTTCGTTCATCATCTTGCCGTTAATTACCAGTGACAGCCGATCCCTGGAGACATCCAGCTGCTTCGCCAGCTCATTGACGGTCATGCTCTGTTTTACCAGTTCCACCTTCACTGTCTGACACCATTCATCGGACGGTGTTTCGGTTCTCTCCGGCAGTCCTTCCGTTCCAAGCACTTCGTTGATCTTCTCAGCGATTACCTTATAACTTGAATTGGAATATCTGCCGTTGACTACCTGGGAAACAGTAGCATTGCTGTAACCGATTTTTTCGGCCAGCTGCTTCAATGTCATATCGTGGTCGATTACTGCTTTTTTAACAGCTTTGCCCCACTGTGATGTTTCCTGCTTCATGCTTGCGTTTCACTCCTTTCTCGCATTTGTGTAAAAACTATTTATCTTTTCTGATTTGCGTGCTATAATGTAAGTAAACCTCTTTACAAACTCGCAAACAGACGCACGAAATACAAGCACAATCTCTCGGCTCGCAACTTTGAGTTGTTTTGTATTTCATATATTTATTATAGCACGTATCTGCGAGTTTGTAAATGTTTTTACTCTTATTTGCGTATTATTTTTACCACGGAGGTTGCCTATGGAAATCATCGAAAGAATCACTGAAACCCTTGAAAAAACGGACAAAAAGGCTACTGATCTGTGCGACCGCCTCGGCATTCGGACATCAACGATGTCTACCTGGAAAACTCGCAATAGCGACCCGCCAGCAAAATACATCAAGCCGATTGCAGACTTCCTGGGCGTGTCAGTTCATTACCTATTGACCGGTGAAGAGGCTCCTGCCCGCAAGCTCACCACTGCAGAAGAGGACGAACTTCTCGAACTATACCGGGCATTGCCACAGAACAAACAATTTGAGTTTATCGGGGAACTCAAGGGATTTCTGAAAGCCTATACAGAGTCTCAGAAATACCTCGACAAAGAAAAAAGATTATCAGTTTAGAATGGTACCGACTTTACGGCCAGTACTGAGGAGATGTGCCTATGAATAACAAATACTTTGAGCTGGCACGCAATGAGGAGAGGTCCGAGAACGATGCCGCTGCATTGCTTCTTTATCTCTCCTCTTTTTGTGACAGTTGCAATCACGGCACCAGGAATCGCTCCTATGGTGTCGTAGCGAAGATCCGGCACCTGCAGCACCGGCTTATGCTCACTGACCTGCAGTTGTTCGGATTGGTTCACTCATACGGTCCGCTTACGGACTCTGAGTGCAAGAAACTTTTAGACTGTTCCATACGTGGTACCGGTATCTCCGGTTACGCCTATGGATATTAACAAATTCTCAGAGCGTCTTTCGCATTGTATGCAGGAACACCACTTGAACGGTAACGACCTTGCCGCTCTTTCCGGTGTGACTGCCGCTACAATCTCACGCCACCTCAATGGACTGCGAACACCGACCGTCGATAATGTCGTGCTACTGGCTGATGCCCTCGATGTGTCCGTAGATTACCTTCTTGGACGGCATAATGTCCCGGACGATAAAATGCTCGTGTCCTTGTATTCCATCGCTTCCAGCGACGATAAGCGTGTCCTATGGACGCTCCTAGAAAGATACGGAGGAAACCATGGAACAACTAAACGGCAATGAACCATTTACCCTGCACGGTTCCGATACTTCTATCATGCTGCAGGATTTTTGGCGTTGGGCGTATTCTGATCTGCTCAACAATACCCACCGTGGAGTGCTTGCTGAATTTCTCGTACACTCTGCCCTTGAAACAAAAGATGTCACACGTGCCGACTGGCTACCG